TAGCAGTAATTATCCTTATCGCAGATGCTAAAGGAACATTAGAACCAGCTGTAAATAAATTTGAAGAAAAGATTGGGATATATACTGTACCAGATACAACAAAAATTGATACATTTAAAATAGAGGCAGAGGAATGGCAAAGGCAATAAATGAAAATTTGCAAGTCCATATTAGCGTCGCTTTTCTCATTAAGGCCATGGTTGCCGTGGCTCTCGGAGTGGGAGCATGGTATCAAATACAATTTAAATTTAATGAATTGGAAAGAGCGACAAATGATTTACATGAGGAAGTCGTGATATTAAGTTCTAAGGTTGCGAAAATGGAGGCGGAGCATATAAAAGAATTGGAGCATCATGCAACCGAATTGGAAATTGAAAATAAGACCTTAATGGAAAAATTAGGGATGAAACGTAAATGATTGTTAGAAGAAGTTCACAGGGGGAGAATATTCGGATTTATCGAAATACAACGCCTGGAGCTACAAGAATTAGAAAGTATACAGATGGGACAACACAAAGTGTAGAATATCCATCATCTTATACATATTTTGTTACTGTTGAAGGCTCAGTAGTTAAAAAGACTAACAGTTTTAAAGTAGCAGAAGAATCTTATACTGATGAGTGTAAGAAAAAATATGATAATGTACATGGCAGAACTCAAGTGGGAAAACATAAAATGATAAATAAGGTATGTACTTCAAAGGAGGATTATCCAACATCTTCAAATACTAAGGATGATATTAAATCATTTTTAGATATTAGAAGCGTCGAATACGGCGCAGACAGTACAAAATCTCAATTGTTAGATATTGTTACTAAGTTGGACCCGTATTCGGAGCTTGATTGGTGAATAAAAAAATAGATATATTAATTCTTGGAATTAAATTGATAGCTAGTATTTTAGTTGCTTTTATCCTTAGTGATTCAGGCCATAAATTACTGCCTTATGTTATAGTATTATTATTAACTATAATTGGTTTAAAGGCAACAAAGAAGGTGTGGAATGCTTGAAAGTTACGCAGAATACGGAGCGATAGGTGTTATTGTTTTACTGTTTATTGGAATGATTCACTTTTTAAAGTCAACATTATATTCTAAATTAGTAGAAATTGAAGATATATCAATAAAGCTTATTGACAGATGGAATCGAAGTGATGAAATTAGAGATAGGAGACATGAGGATTTGTTAAAAGAATTAAATGATGTCACAGATGATATAAATTATTTGAAAGGTAAAATAAACGGGAGGTAATATGCCTAAAGTTGGAAAGAAAAAATTCCCCTATACAAAGAAGGGGAAACAAGCTGCTAAAAGAGCAGCGAAACGTACTGGTAAAGCAGTAAGGAAATCTCGTAAGTACTAACATAGGAGTTAATATGAGTGAAGTAGTCAGTTTACTAACAGGCAATTATTTGGAAATCTTATCAGCTGTAGCAGGTATAGTTGGTGGATTTGCTGTATTAGCCTCTCTTACACCAAACAAAAGCGACGACAGGATTGTACAGATACTTTTAGATGTAGTCAATTTTCTAGGTGCGAACATTGGTAAAGCTAAGAACGATAAATAATAAGGAAAGGGACGATGTTAAAGAAGATAATAGGTCGTTTACTTAGAAAGCATGGAATGGTTGGATTACTAATATTGATTGGTGATGTTGCCGTTAAGCAAACTAAGTCAAAGACAGACGATGAAATCTGGGCTAAAGTCAAAGAATTATTAGAAACATTCTAGCATGCCAAAGCAAATCTGGAAAATAGATGAGTTTCATGGTGGAATAAATTCTCACGCTGACCCCAGAGATATTCTAAACAACGAGTTGGCTGCCGCTACTGATGTGGCAGTCAATGAGTTGGGCAAAGTTAGAAATCTTGGAGGTAACGCAGAGAAACACGACCAACCAGATACTAGAGATAATTCCTTTGGTATTCAGCCTGGATATGGGTTATTTCAGTTTAGTCACGATTTAGATGGAGCTGATGATGATGGTAGTCTTGGGACTACTAGGACAGATTATCTTGCCCTTTCAGATACTAGAGGTTCTACAGCAACGGTTCTTGATATATTGCCAAGTGGAGGTCAATGGTCTGATGGAGAGACTGCTAATCATGGAGTAGGATTCGCAAGTTCTGTCTCTGCTAGGGCAAATACATATTATGTAGATGGAGTATTAAGAGTTAATGATGTAGATTTTGGTACAAGTACATCTCCTACTTGGTATGGATATGTTGGAGGAAGATTGCTTGGAAGTGGTTCTGCAACTAACAATAAAAAGATGATGGAAAATGCTTCTACTAGTGTTTCTATTACAGAAAAGTTTTATGATTTACCATCTAAAATAGAAAAGCCTGCACAAGTAACTTTTGAAGAAGATGAACCTGTTGGTCTCGCTTCAAATACTTATACCGAATCAAACCTTGGTACTATAACATCTGCGACTTCAGCTACTTATACTGTTACCGATGATAATATAGAAGCTGGGAGTGGTCCTGATACTATTAATAAAGTAACAGTTACAATTGCTGTAGATTCTGATGCTGAAGGTTCTAGCATGAAAGGTAATTGGAAATATGACTTGACAGTTAGACAAAACGGCCCAGCTAATGCTGTAGCAATGACAGATATAGAGGGTAATGGAGCTATAAATAATACTCATGTATTTTCATATCCTAGTGGAATATCGGTAGGAAATACTGATTGGGAGGTAGTTTTAAATGTAGATACTATTTCTGGAGATATAGCTGGTATTAGTGTTCAATCTGCTGTATTTGAAAAAACCGCATCTCAAGCAGACCATACTGGTATTCTCGCTAATGATGAACATGGATTCCATGTAGCTTTAGACGTTCCTGGCAGTGATGTTACTGGGGCATTTGGATGGGATGAAGATTGGGAAGTAGGGATGAGTTTGATGTATGATGGGAGTCAAGAAAGTTTGATTAGAACAGGATATGATAAAAGTACAACAAGTGCTACTTCTTTTAATTATTCTGAAGGAGCTAGACCTCCTGCTGTAGCAGTATTTTGTCAGTATTCTGCCAGTTGGAATAAAAGAATTACTGGGGCTATTGTTTATATGAAACGATTAAAAGACAAACAATGGTATCCACAATATGAATTAGATTTTGTAAAAGGAATGGGAAAGAATTTATTCTCTGAAGTTGAAAGACCAGTTACTTATACTACAATAAATAGTGAGGCTTTTTATGTATTCCAATTTGAATCAGCGGATGCATTAGAGCCACAACTTGCCATGACTTATGAATCTAGAACTGGTATTAGTCATAAGGAAAAATCAATAGCTTCTATGTGGAAAACATCTTGTGTTGCTAATAGAAGGGCTTATATAGGTAATGTAAAAGTATTTAATGAAGATGGTACTACTATATTACAAGGAGACAAAATGATGAGAAGTCTTCCTAATAAGTTTGATATATTTCCACTTTCTGAAAGTGTAGATGTTACAATAAATGATGGAGAGGATATAACTGCTTTAGTAGAATTTAATGATAGAATATTACAATTTAAAAATAGAACTTTATATGTTATAAATGCATCTCAAGATACAGAGTTTTTAGAAGATAAATTGCCATATAGAGGAGCTACTCATCAATCGTCTGTATTTAAAACAGAATATGGTGTTGTTTGGGCTAACAATAATGGATGTTTCTTTTATGATGGTAGGAGAGTAAATGATTTATTGGAGAAAGATGGAAGGCCTATGATTACTCAATCGGATTGGGAAACTTTTCTTGGGACATATCCTCTTGTTGGATACTCTCCAAAGAAGAAACAAATAATAGTTGTTGATGATATTTCTAATAATGATAGTGCAGATGGTTCTTGTTATATATATGATATGATTACAAAAAGTTGGGTGAATGGGGCTGCTGGTACATTTAGTGCAACAGCAAAAACAAATTTTGTTATAGATTGGGAAGGTGATTTAGTACACGCTTATAGTAATCAAACAAATGATACAGTTGGAACAATACAATTAGTTAAGTGGGATGATGCGGCTGATACAAGCACAGGTTATTCTTTAGAAACTAAGGATATTGACTTTGGAAGTCCAAGTCAAAAGAAATCTGTTAAGAAAGTATATCTT